AACTGAGATGGGGAAAATAGTTAAACACCATAAGTTAGGAAAGACAGGATACGAAGAGATTGTTGATGAGCAAGGTCATAAGATGATCGTTAAGGAAGACCAAAAACAATTTCGTAACTCTGATATAACTTACACCTCATAGGAAAATATGGCAATCGGTTTCAGATCCTTCGACCAGAGAATGGCAACCCTCGACCACCACGATCAGGGTCTAGTCACAGAAGCATTCTCCAAAAAAGATTTAGACATAGTAATCCCAAAACTTGCTAGAGTAGTAGGCAAGTCTGCTAGCGATGAACTTTATCGTTACGGTGGTGCGAACTACTATCAGAAATTTCAAAAGGCAGGAACGGGTGCTGTAGTCGGAGCATTATTCTTAACGAAAAATGGGAAGGCGATCCGATTTAACTGGGAGGCATCGGTGCAAAGAGAATCATCGGCAGCAGTAACTTCTATCGATGTCTGGCAAAAAGATGAATGGAATTTAGGATATCCTAGACCTAGTGTATGCATACATACAGACGATATGAATATCGTACAGATTGCTAAAGTAGCATCTCAACTTCTCAAGAATCCTAATCTTAAATCTGTAACATTATCTGAGGCATATCATATCACTGAAGCCAGTAGAAATATGGCATCGGTCCAGCAAGTCATAGATTATATGAATGCTAATAATGTAAAACTTAATGACGTTAAACTAAAAAACCTTTCTGCATTTGTAGCACAAACTGGACAGGACTGGCCACCTGCAATACGAAATTTGAAGGTGGGTCGTGGAACTTACAACCTGGCTAATGCTGGTACGGTCGGCGATGGACCTGCATCGATTCCTACTATACAGCAACCTCAGCAGGAAAAGCATCCTGCTCATGCTGTAGTAAATGATGCGACTGCAAAGGCGAGAGCTATACCAGTAGAAACATTATTCGAGGACCTTAACGATTTAGCAACCTTGGTCGCAAAAGGTGTTCGTCCTTCACTCCTAGTTGTAGGTGGTGCTGGTACAGGTAAAACTTTTACTGTCATGAAGGCAGTCAAAAAGGCAGGACTGAAGGAAAAAGAAAATTACTTAGTGGTCAAAGGTAAAACCTCAACATTTGGATTGTATGAAACTCTTTTCTTATATCATGATAAGTTGGTTATTTTTGATGATTGTGACGATGTCTTTGCTAATGGTGACTCCAGAAATCTCCTTAAAGCAGCATTGGACAGCTACGACAAACGAATTATCTCCTGGAACTCCAAACTTACAATGAACACATCAGGCATGTCTGACGAAGCAAAGAAGGAATATGATGATTCCTTGCGATCAGACATGCTAGCAGGTGCCTGGAATGCTGCTGAAAAAGATGCGCAGAAGATGCCATCAGAATTTGAATTTATGGGTGGTGTTATTTTCATTAGTAACATACCCAAAGACAAAATGGAACAAGCAATTATATCTCGATCATTGACGATCGATGTGACCCTATCACGTGATGAGATGTTCGAGAGAATCGAACTGATTATGAAGGATATTAATCCTGGTGACGGGTCAGCAACCATGGAAGACAAAGAAGAAGTCCTGAAGTATTTGAAGGAAGAATCGGAAAAAGGTAATATGGGATACCCTTCGATGAGGACTTTTGTAGCAGGTCTAGAGGTGAAGATGAGTGGACTTCCCCGTTGGCGAAATTTAATGGCTTACACGGGTGGCTAATGCCGATTACTAACCAATGCTTTATGGAAATGGTGAATGATATGGAGCAACAATTATATGCCCGAGAAGAAGAAGGACATAGACATCCAGTACATAAACGCCAAGGACCTGAAGAAACATATAGAGACGCCATCGATGAATGTATTAAAAAGTATAGTTTTTACTATAATCGGGAGCATAGCTCTCACAGTTTTGCTTAATTATTTATTTTGAAAGGAAACATGAGCAGAAGTGAAATCAAGGACTGGATTGTAATGTCATTGTCATTTGGCACGATACTATTACTTTTCGTTATAACGTTAGGTGACTTCTATGTCGCCATGGAAAACAGTAGGGAGATTAGCAAGGATGTTATCAACCTTCTCTCTATGTCTATCACTGGTATCGTTGGTATTATTGCTGGTTTTATTTCTGGTAAGAATGCTGCTGACCAGGCTAAACAACAAAGTGAGGCACAGCAACAAAAATGAAAAACTTGACATTATGTTTTATATCAGTTATACTTAGTTCTGTCGTCTGGGCAGGTGATGTGCACAAGTCAAAAATACATGACTACCATCAGTTTTTCGATAAGGATTCTTGTGATCAGGTTCTGACAGATACGTTTACTATCTGTTACTCACACAAACGTAAATCGCCTAAGGCAGTCTACGTTAAGATTTATGGAGACAAGGTTGTCAAAGACATCGACAAGCGACCTGGATTCTGGACTGACAAAAGGGTTGCCAAAAAGTATAGAACCACAAGTGGTGATTATACGAACACTGGATACGACCGAGGTCACTTTGGAGCATCTGACGCGAGTCACGATCATGACAAGAAAAATCAAAAAGCAACTTATTCCATGGCCAACATAGTGCCACAGACTCCACGGGCGAATCGCTACAAGTTCGTAGCACTTGAAAGGCACGAAAGGGAGATGGCGGTGAAGCATGGAGTACTGGAAAATGTTACATTAGCATATTGGAATCCGAAACCAAAGGTCATCGGAAAATCTAAGTTGCAGGTACCAAGTGCCTTTGCCAAGATCTACACGGGTCATGGTGGCAAGTACAGAGAGTGCTTTTTCGTTTGGAATACAGATGTCTATGACATGAAGGATGGTGCTGATCCTAATAAGTACAAGGTTCCCTGCGAAAAGGTTTTCAAGATGTGGGAAACTAATGTCGGTAAGGCAGACATTTGGAGTCCTGATGATTCCAAAGCACTGAAGGCACTACTTAAAAAACTCGGGGACACAGTTGACAGTCCCGACATTAAGAAGGTAATGAAAATCATTCCATGATGTCGTTCGAAGAACAGCAGATGCCTGACTTAGGGAAACTTAAGCCAGGCACACCTGCGTATAAGAAAGCAGAAGAAAAACTTATCAAAGCAATCTCTGATATTGATATGGAGGAGGATGACTTTGATAGGATGATGCGTAAGGCACACCAAGCAAGGAAGAAGAAAAGATGAGTTTATCTACCTTACACGCATTTCGCGACTGGAAAAAAGATACGCATGAAATTTTGCCTGAGGAAGAACCTTTTGAACAGGAACTCGGTGAGGCAAAAAGTGTTAAGTTAGCGAGGGGTATCGGAGATGGAAACTGGGATGGGGTAGTAGCAAACTATTATGCTATACGTGGCCAGTTGGTTCCACTGATATCTCAGAGACCTGAGGTACCAACAGATTCTACAAGTAGTTGGAAGGTGCCTGGATTATCACAGCAAGATATGTTTGCCTGGCTAGGTGTAAAACCTAAACAGGATATTGGTAGAGGTGAGGCAGCTCTGTATTACTGGTACAACTATACAAAGCAAAACACCGAACTTAAAAAGTACACTATAGGAGATTTATTTAATTGGTGTGAAGCATTAGAAGACAAATACGCTGATGAACTTGCAAAGTTTTTAGCTGACCAAAAAGTAACTAAATCGTCTCTCAGAAGTTCAGGAGATTTCCCGTCGAAAAAGAAGATGACTATGTATCTTAAATTTCTGGGATCAAAAGAAATGGTGACGCTGGGGCAGAGATTAACATCGCAGGGTAAATCACTTTTTATGAATAAACCCTTCTGTCATGAAGCAAAGGGTACGTCAGACGGACCTGACATGATTATAGGTGGTGTTCCTGTAGAGGTTAAGTCTTATAAAAATTTGACTTCCCAGGTTACAGTCGGTGGTATCAAGGACGAAGGCAAGTTCAAACCGATAAGTCTGCTGACATCGCTGTATGGGTTTTATAATTTGTTCCATGCTTTTTCATCGGAAAAGACAAAATCTCTTAACCTCAGATCTATTCATGCTTATGATTTCCCTAAAGCACTCAAAGCATTTCATGATGTTGATGTGGTGTTAGAGAGTTTAGGAAAAGATATTATGAAGTTTGAGGTTTTCAAATCGCTCCAAAAACTTATGGATAACCTCAGGTCAGAGATGGAGGAGTATGGAAACACTCGCTACATCAAGTCGCAAAATCTCAAAGCAAAGATTAAGAAGTTAGATGACGAAGGTACAAGAGAAGATGTCTCAAGGGTTATTGCTAAAGCGATTATACTTTGGAAACTAGGTAGAAAACCAGGTGGAGGAGGATTCTTTTTTAACTCTGATCCTTTTGGAGAAATTATCTGGCATATTGTTGAGTTTGATTCTATCTCAGACGAGTGGGAAGACATCAAGCATATGACACTTGACAATAATAAATTGAATGTTAACTTCGCAAAACTAACAATAGAATGATAATAGATTTTAATAAAAACCTCATCATAGGACACAAGTCTCTTCCCGACTGAGACAAATGTGATGAGGCCAAGCAGTTGCTTGACGAAAAGGGTATGCAGTACGCATACTTGGTTAGTGATAAGATGTCGTTTGGTAAAATCATGAAAGAAACTAAATCGACACAAGTACCACAGATCATTATCGATGGCGAGTTCATCGGTGGTGTAGACAAACTTAAATTACATTTAGCAAAGGAATAAATGGCTAAAAAAGATAAAAAAGCAAGCACAGGTGCTTTAGAGGAAGCAGTTAATACTCCTGTAAAGAAGTCTGCCCCAAGTAGTGGTGGTGGAATGTCACCTGCTCTTCGTAAACAAGTGATTCGTGCCCATTGGCATTTAGTCGAAGAGTGTATCGCTTCTGGAGCATCAGCAGAGGCAATCGCCAAACTGCCTAATGGCACAAGAGAGCAAGTTCGTAGAGCATATGCCTAAACGAGACTTCGACTTAGATTTTGAATTTGATACCAACTCATGGGGCGAATTAGATTTCGCCTCTGAGGTGGAAATGAAGGAAGGTGAAGAGAAAGCAAAGGAAGAGATTGAGCAGGGTGTTCGTGTCATCGAAGATGTCAAAGCAAAACGAGACAAGGACATGGCCCAACTCGAGAAGATGATCATTCCATTGCTTATAAACCTGGCTAAGAATCCCGACAAGGAATACATTCGCTGGCCAAATCGCAAAGACAAAATCGAGTCACAGATCGATGCAATCCTCGCCATAACAAGAACCTACACATGATCTACGATTACGAAATCACGGCAGACAATGCAGGTCTAAAGATAGGTTTCGTAGATCGACTCAAACTAAAGAAACTGAGTTACGGATCACCAGCAGGTGGTGAGGAAGCATACGCTACTGGTAAAATATCTATCAAAGGATGGGCAGATTGTGAAATAAATCCCCCTCCTCCAAATGACAGTGAAACTACATACCAAGAACTCTTGCAGTTAAAGGCAATCATTACTGCCTCCCCTGAGGACTTTCGAGCAAGAGCAAACGAACAAGATAAACCTAAACCTTCCTTTGAATATGCCTTTGCTGACTTTATAGCAAAGGAGGAGATGGATAATATCCGTCCGTTGATCGATAGGCTAGGTAATGATCTGACCCGTGTAGGTATGGTTCACAAACTAAGGTACCAACGACCTCGCCCGTATCAGGTCGCTGAAGTCTATGGAATGGACTTAGAAATACCTGAAGGGCAGACAACAAAGACACCTTCCTACCCTTCTAATCATTCCTTTATCGGCAAGGCAATCGCTTTGCATCTGTCAAATTTATACCCCAAGCATACTCAGAAGTTGAACGAGATGGGAGATGAGTTCGGTCTCAATAGAGTACGCATGGGTTGGCACTTTCCCTCTGACCATGAAGCAGGTCAGGAACTCGCTAGAAAGATAGTCACTAAAATAAATTAACTTGACAATTTCTTTAAATGTGCTATACTTAGTTACATGAAAAGGCAATACATAATTCCAATGGTAAATCTGGACCTAAATAAAGCAGATACTTTTATTAAAGAGATAGAGAATATTGTAGACAAGTACTCCATGGGGTACCTCGAAGCAATACTCTATTACTGTGATGTACATGCTCTTGAGGAAGAGCAAGTCGCGCAGTACGTAGTCGGTCCCCTCAAGCAGAGGTTAGCGACCGAGGCAAAATCTTTGAATCTGATTTCAAAGAAGAATGCCACATCATTACCGTTATAAAACGCATACATCCATACAACGCAAATACGAAAGGAATATATGGATTTCTCATCCCTTAAAAGATCCTCACAATCAGACTTCGATGCTCTCAAAGCAAAGGTAAATGAAACTGCCACAGGTGGAGGTGGTCCTAATCAGGACGATCACTTCTGGAAACCTGACGTGGACAGTTCCGGAAATGGCTATGCTGTCATCCGATTTTTGCCTGCTCCTCCAGAAGAAGACCTGCCGTACGTCCAAGTGTGGGACCATGGTTTTCAGGGTCCAGGAGGTTGGTACATCGAAAAGTCACTAACCACAATCGGACAGAAAGATCCAGTCAGTGAGATGAACTCACGACTTTGGAATTCTGGAGACGACGAAGACAAAAATATCGTGCGTCAACGCAAACGTCGTCTGTCATACTACTCTAACATCCTTGTCATCAGTGATCCAAAACGTCCTGAGAACGAGGGTAAAATATTCTTGTACAAGTATGGAAAGAAGATTTTCCAGAAGATACAGGACCTTATCAATCCTGAATTCCAGGATGAGCAACCCGTTAATCCTTTCGACTTATGGAAAGGTGCGAACTTTCGATTGAAGATTCGCCAGGTCGAAGGTTATAGAAACTATGACAAGTCTGAGTTTGACATGCCATCTGAGATTGAAGGTGGAGATGAAAGACTTGAAGAGATCTGGAAAAGTGAACATTCACTAAAGCAGTTTATTGACCCGTCGACCTTCAAATCATATTCTGAGTTGGAAACTAAACTGCATCGCATCCTGGGTATAGAGGATGCTGGACGGGGAACTGCTAATGCTATGGAAGAAGATGTGAGTGATATGGGATACGTACCTCCCAGTACTCCTGCTCCGGATCGTGAAACTGCTGAACCTGCACAGGATTTACCTGTCACAGAGAACCCCAACGTCTCTGAAGCATCTGCCGACGATGCTGACCTTGACTACTTTAAGAAACTGGCTGAGACTGCCTAAATCGTTTCTTAGTCTTGTACCATAACATCCTTATGGTATAAGCAGTCATTCAGAGACAAGGTAAACCCAGTCTGGGTGTGATAAGATTTATAATGATCCAGACTGGGTACAACCCAACCAAGATCCAAATCCATTCCATCATCCTGTAGGATTCTTATGAGAATTTTCTTGTGGACCGACCTCTAGAGGTCTCTTTTCCATACTATTTGCTACTGCACCAGCAGTCGTAGGTGCGATCATCTTGACTGACTCTACTACGTATTCCATCATCTGCTGATTTTGTCCATGTATGGCGCTAAGGTTTTTATTTATCTTATCCGTATCTGCCGTGAAACTGGTCATCAATAATCTCTCAGCTGCTTCATCGTCAATGGAGTCTCGATACATATCTTTGTAGGTATCACCACCTTCTGCAGATCGTAGATTTTCTGCATCTTTGAGTGCACTGACGAACTGCTGGGCTATGATTTGTTGATCAGCAGAGGATTTCTTAGTCCCGCCAATCAGACTGCCAGGATCTAATCCCAAACTACGCATCATTTTTAATGCATCCCTTGAACCTGTGGGATCGTCTCCTAGAGTTTGAGCTGCTGTGAGGAATTTTTGCCTGTCTGAATCGGACATCTCTGCTAACATAGTTCTCAAACTGTCAGTAAACCTTCCTCTTATATTTTTTCTGCCTGTCGATACTCTTCCCCATGTACCAGTCTCGAACTTACGATCTCCTAATGCTTTGGCCAATGCACCTTTCATAAAATCACTCTTTAATGCTGTTACAGACCCTTTTTGCTCCTTTAGAAATGCTGATTGTTGTTTTTCAATCTCTCCTTCGATTCCTACCTCAAGTGCCTCTCGAGTTTGCTCTGCCTCTCTGCTTAATCTGTTCTGCAACTGACCTACTTTGTTTATCATCCTTGTTGCTTGCTTGTTTGTATACCCTGCTTCTTTTAGTTTCTTCTCTAAATCGTCAGTATCAGAATCTTGCGTAATAGCCATTGCATCGAAGTCGACTCCTCTAGATTTTAGCTCAGCAGATATCTGTGCCCGTTGTTGTTTCGCAAGTTTTTTGTTTTCCTCTGCATCTTCCTTTTTTGCGGCAGCAAGATTTTCCTCATACGTTCCACTTACCAGAGATTTAGCCCAAGCAAATACCATCAACTTCATATCTGTAAATACGTTGCCGACTATGTCTCCGACACTTGACATTCCTCTTTTTAGATCTTCCAGAGCAAGCGAAGGATCAAGAAAGTATTCGGACACTCTGACAGCAGCATCCATAATCATATTAGCAAATTCCCTGAACTTGCCCATAAACATTTCTGTGATTTCACCAAGAGATTTCGGGTTTCCGTCTTTGTCTTTAAACATACCACCTGTAAAACTATCAACAGCATTCAAGATTGTTTTTCCAAATGCTTTAATATTTTCAAAGAACGTAGTCATTTTCCCTTTTTTCTCACCGTCACCGAAGGCATCTTGGAATATTTTTTTGAATCCTGATCCTACTGCATTCGCTACTGCTGAAAATCCATTAATAATCGGAGTAATGTACTCTGAGATGGTGGTGGCAATCACCTTAATATCTAATCCATTTTCTTCTAACTTTTTACCGATGTCTACACCAAAAAGTGATTTGATCCCGTCATTCACAAATCCGAACAGTTTTTGTATCATATCACTTACCCCAGATTCTGTGACTGTACCTAATCCTTCTCCTTCACCTGAAAAAAGACCTCCAAGAAATCCAGAGATGTCGTCCCAGAATGTTGCGAGTAGAGTTGTAGCCAATCCTAGAATACCAAGTTTACCAATGTTCTTTAGAAGAAACTTACCGATTCCAGGGAATACTGTAGTGAATATTCCTTTAAATGCTGAGGTGCCCATTGTCAACACAGATCCCATTAGTTTCTTTAACCAGCCACCGACTCCCTTTGTTTTTTCTCCTAAATCTTTCGCAGCATCTGACCCGAGAAATCCACCTTTTGCCTGACGTTTTTCCATCGCCTTTTCTGCTCTTTCCTTTGCATCTTTGTTTCCGAAGTATGCTAGCAACTTATCATGCTTTAGAGCGAGACCTTCTTTCATGCCTTTTACTGAATTTTCCACACCTTTTACGATACCACCAACGATCATTTCAGGAGACCTTTGAATGGTTGCTACCATCGCCTCTCTGTTTTTCCTCATGGTATTGCCTAGATTTTCAAATCCACTTCTGGTATCCATTTTGATATGACGCCATGTTTGGGCCATCATTGAGTGTCGTTCCTTTTCGTCAGTAAAAAACTTAATAGAATTCTCGACACCCAAAGCAGTCTTGGCACTAAGACTTTTAATACTTTCTATTGTTCTTACCCCTGCTAGGTACTGCTGTCTGGTTGCTTGAGTTTGATTTTTGTGCCAGTCACGATTTTGTTTTATGAGTTGGAAGGTTCGATTCCTAATATCTACTTGGATATTGTTCGCTTTGACCTGACGTGACTCAAACAGTTTATCCCGTTTGAATGCATCACCGTCACGTTTTGCTTTCTCTCTCCATGCCTTCTCAATATTTTTCATGAACTGACGACGCAGTTTCATATCTTCTTTTGTTTCTTTACCTTCAGCCATTTTACTCCCAGACTGGTGCTAGTAAGTTATTCTCTTGTCCTTGCTCGGACTTTTCTCTTTCCATATTCTGCAGTATCTGTGTTATGTATACCTTGCGTTCCCAAGGCATCATAGCATTTAATTCGGATAATGCGTATCCATGATATTTGTGCAGGGCAAAGTTTGTCTTGAAATGATTCGCAAGACTATCATGAGATACGCATATCAGAAAAAATTTGAAAGACCTTCTATTGTATATTCAAAGGGTTGACCGCAGGTATCGCACCTCGGCACTTTGACCGTATGTCTCAGTATCGGCATACTAGTAAAGAAGTCCTGCATCTTTATAAACTGGTCTGTCGACATTGAATCAATAAAAGATTCCTTTTCAGCATCTGATGCCTCAGCGAACGAATGCATTTCTCCGTCTGCTGTATACACATGCTGTATGCTCTCCTTAATCAGGGTGAAACTTTGATCTGCTGGATCATCCATATCTGATATCGCACCGAGCATTTCAATATTGGGGTAGCCCATAATTACCCCAACCTTTTTGTCTAACATTATTTTGTTAGTGTGCCCTTCAGGGAAGTCTATCTTTACCTTTGATAGATCTAACTTAAATTCTGTTCTCTCACACTCATCATTGTGTGGCAGTTTCAGTTCCACAATAGATCCGACAGACTCTGATCTCAACCTTAGAAAAAGGTATTCGATATCAAAGGATGGTAATCCATCTATGTCAAAATCTTCTTTGCCCTGCAGGCACTGTCTTATAATTTGTTTGATTGCATCTGACATTTCCTTTGGAGTTCCGTCAGATACCTGTAATAGTACTTTTTCTTCTGCTACTAAAAATGGTCTTAGTGTTAGTTTATCACCTGTAGATGGTTGTTTAACCTCAAACGTCTTGGCGTTCAAGACGGGTAATGCCATAATATCCTTTCATAATTAATTCCTCATGGTCCAAGAGGAGGTGGTTTTTTCGCCTTTTCCTTTTCAGCTGCTTGTAGTTTAGCAAATTCCGATCTAGGTAGAGACGAAAAATCGAATGCGTTAAAGTCATTGTTTACTTGAGCACCTGCTCCAGACCATTCTGGGGCACTTGTAGTAAACCAGCGATGGAGTCCAAAAGTCACAGAGAATTTTGCTATGTCTGATGAACCCATATCCAGAGAGATTTCTCCTAGTGCTTTAGGAAATACGCCAGTGCATTTAATACCAACGATTTTATTTCCCCCTTCTGTACCAGCACCAAGCGACTCTGATTTACTAGAGTTATCATGGTCCATCAAACTAAGATGCATTTCGGTAGAATATTCTTCATGATATCCTACGTATCCTGTTGTAGGATTGGCAATCATGCCTAGCCAAGTATTAAAGAAGTACCATGTATTCCTGCCTGACATGTTGGCATCAACGATAAAATTGCAGGTTACATCTGAGTACTGGATATTATATCCGAACTGCTTTGGCACAGATTGAGTGAATCTTTCTTTTGTAACAATGGTCTTTCCTGGTATCACTGCCGAGGTACAAGCAAGGGCGATTCCTGGTGAGGTCTTATCTGTAAGTTGTTGCAGTGTAACATTACCACCACCTTGATTTGTTACAACATCGGCAAAGGGTATGTAGCATACAAACAGATTCGTGTATCCGAATCCTTTGTTAAAATATTCTACAAAGTCATCTATGTTAAACCTAGCAGTCGCTCCCTTCTTTCGGGACATGTTCAAACCCTGTCTACCTGATGCCGTTTCTGCCATTACGTCCTTGCCATTGCTTTCTTAGAGTCTTTAAATACCTGCCCTTCCGATGCTCCTACGAACCTCGCCACAGGCAGAAAAATCGCTACGTCCCATTCGTCTGCTGGAATCTGAACAGCCAGACCTACCCGATTTATCAGGTACTTCTTGACAGCAGGTTTCACCTCCTTTATATTGGAGATCTTCTTCCAGTCGAGTCTCAGAAACGTATCGCTGTTTAGTTCTTTACCTTGTTGAAATCTCTTCAGATTATCAAGTAACGTCGCCCTATGATAGGGTGGCAAATAATGTAGGTTCAACCCCAACAAATGAGGTGGGGAGTAATCGAAGAAAATCGTTAATGGGTACCTATCCCAATATGGTAACGTCGCCTTGTATTTGGCGTCGTATTCAAAGAAGAACATTTTCCCATAAACGATCCTCCTCCCAGTAAACCGAGCACGTTGATACCCTCCGTCACGGAGAATGTCTCTCGGTTTCATACCTGTCATGCCTGATTTGGCACCTGCCTTGGCACGATTGTAGGTCTGCTTGGCTAACTTCTTACCCTGCTGGATCTTAGTCCTAAACCAGTTCCTAGCATCCTTACTTAGGTTTTTGGCTGCTCCAGTTCTAAGGGCATCTTTGAATCTATCGAGCAGAGATTCCGTTACGTCTTGTCTGCGTGTAGCCATTATATTTTGAGTCCGAGAGTTTTGTTAAGATCTTTTTCTGTCCAGATACGCCAGTTCAATCCTGCCCTATCACAGAAGTCTTTTGCTGCTGTCCACTTTGCTTCGTTCGTTTTCCACCTTCTCTGTTCTGCAAAATATCTCTTACTCTTAGAATTTTTCGGTGGACGTGTCTGGGAAGCAGGTTTGATCTCGATCAACCATTTCGATCCGTTAACCAGTTCGAAGTAGAGGTCAGGATAATACGTATGCCTTCCCCCTTTCCAGTCATAGTAAGGGATCTTTATCTCCTCGCTTGCCCAGAACTTTACATTCTTTTGTTGTTCTAGAAACTGGAATGTCTTTAGCTCCCATCGAGATCGATAAGTTACATTGTGATAGTTGCCCAGATATTTCTCAGGTTTCTTGATCTTGTATTTTCCACGCAGTGCCACGATTTATTTAGGGGACCTAAATAACCAGAGAAGGAGGATTAGATGGGAGTAGAGTCATTCGCACCGACAAACGATACTCTTAAATGGCCACAGAACCTGGGCGACCAACGTGAAGGTGAACCAAACTTTATTATTTTTACGGCGAAAAAACGTGGACTCTTTAAGGGTACATCACAAGAAAAGATAATAAAAACAGTAGGACTACCGATTCCAATCGGTGCTCTTGCGTCTACCTACAAAGCGAACTACGAGAATCAATCTCTTGGTGCTCTTGCAGGAGCAGCAATGTCAGCAGTGAGTGCTGCCGAACTTGCTGCTGAGTCAGGTGCTAAGAGTTCCGATGCCTTGGAAGCAGGGCTAAAAGGTGCTAAAGCGACCTTGGGTAAAACAGATGATGGAATGGAGAATGGTCTCAATGCGGCATCTGCTATGATTTCAGGGACGAATTTAGGTAAGTTTAGAAATAACGTACTAGGCACAATAAGAAATCCTTTTCAGTTTGTAACCTACTCAGGACCTGAGTTTCGAAATTATGGTATGAACTGGACACTGATACCTTCCAATAAGACTGAAGCATTTAATATACACGAGATTGTAAAATTTTTCAAGAAGTCTGTTGTGCCAGGAGTAGCATCATCAGGTACAGCATTCTTTTTCAACATGCCTCCTGCATTTGGTATTGAGATGAGGATTTATAAGATAAACGGAAAGCGAGTTCCTGCCGACGAAGGATACGTGCAGAAGTTTGCTAAGTCTGTACTGACAAGTGTAGAGGTAGACTACAACGGCATGGGGGCGATCGTACCGACCTTCGCATACGATGGCCGACCCACTGCTACTAAACTGACCTTGTCGTTCCAGGAGACCTCATTGATCACAGATGAAATGGTCGAGGAAGGTTACTAATGGCTAAGCCAACAGCATCCCCTCAGACTACCCAGTACTTCCGATCCTTTCCTAAGGTCAAGTTCGATATAGATAAGACCTACAACTATAAGGACGTACCCGATCTCACTGTGACTGCTAGATTTGCTGGTGGTGCCCTAGATCTGGTAAGACAATATCAACCTTACTACATACCTGATGGCGAACGAGTTGACATAACCTCCTTCAAAAATTATGGTACAGTTCAGTATGTATGGGTCATAATGTATGTCAATAATATACAGAATGTCTATTCTGACTGGCCGAGATCTGACAAGAGAATGGAAGAGAGAATGATACGAAAATACGGAAGTATCGCCAATGCAGTCGCTCTCATTCACCACTACGAGGACGACAGAGGAAACGAGATCGATAGGGCAGAGTACATAAAAGATATAGAGAAAAATAGGCAGATCAATCACTTTGATTTTGAGATAGAGGAGAATGAAGCGAAACGTGAAATCATAATACCTCAGGAGGCATACCTTCCTATACTCCTTAAAGATTTATCTAATATTTTCGGACCTATCGGGTAATGGCTATTAAGAAAACTCATCCTGGTGCTTACCAGATAAAGGAGTTGACAGTCCAGAACTATGCTGGCTTGATGTACGACATCTCTAGTCACTATCATATGATTGACATTTTCGAGTCAATCAACGCACCGACTTTAGAGATGAATATTTGGATGAACGATGCTGTAGGTCTGCTTGAGACAATTCCCTTTTTCGGCGAGGAGAAAATATTCATCACCTTTAGCTCAGGTGATCAGGACGAAGCAGTACGTAGAATTTTCCATGTCTATGAAATCGACAATATCATGGATGGCACTACTACCTCAACTTCTTATCGGGTCAGGTGTGTTTCTCCTGAAGCGATTTTGAATACTAGACTTCGAGTTTATAATGCTTACGAGCGAAATAGATACTCCGATATGGCTAAGAAAATATACGAGGAGTATTTTACAAGGGAGATGAAGGATATATTTTCTAGGGCATACGAAAAACCATTTAACATAGAGCCAACCAAAGATCAGTTTACGATTGCTTTTCCTGGCATGCATCCATTTGAAGCACTGGCCATGATAGCGAGACGATCGCAGTCTGACGTAGACTCACAGAAGATAACAGGTGCCCTATTTTATTTCTGGGAAACTTTACAGGGTCATTACTTCAGGAGTCTGGAGACTATTATGCTTCGCTTCAATCAACTTAGAGGCGAGGGATTAACAGACGATATACCCAATTTTGTTGTGAAACCGAAACAGTTAGGTAATCGTGAGGATTTAGAAGAGGCAGACTATCAGGCAGTCGAGGAGTTCAAATACACCAATTACTTTAACACTCTACAGAACACCAAGGAGGGAATGTATACGCGAAAACTCCTGGCACATAATCTGCTAGAGATGAAGGTAGAGGAATACGAGTATTTCTATGATAGAGATGCTTTGGGTGAGGCACATCTAAATCCTGATAAACTACTTCTGTCATCCAAGTCGCTAGCACTTGCCCCAGCAGGCACAGAGCAAAAAGGATCTAAGCATAATAAGTTTGCCCACGTAGAATATTTTCCTAAGAATGGAAGTCAGACAGCTGGCCAATCTAACGAGGTGAATAAATGGAGACTGCATAGAGAATCACAGAGAAGAGCACTTGATGCTGTTACATTATCAGTAGTGATTCCTTGTGACGATAGGGTAGAGGCAGGTACTTGTATTACTATCGATTTCGCAAGTAGACTTCCCTACACAGATACGAAAGAAAAATGGAGGTCAGGTGCATATCTAGTAACTGATGTGCATCATCAGATACGTGGCGATAAATATATGATGAGATTGGATCTATCTAAGGAAACATACGAGGCAGGTCTAGACGAAATTTTTAGAGTAGCAAATCCAGCACAGCAAATCGATCCAGACACTGGTAATCCGATGTCGCATTCTAAAGCGAAGACTCCAAGTACAGTAGCGAAGAGAAATAAAAATGAGACCTCAGATGAGAATGCCGATACAGATGATGCAATGTATAAGATTTTCCAATTTTCATCTGACACTAAGGAAGTGCCTACGGGACCTAGACCAAAAGAAAAGGTCGAACGAGGTGGTGAACAAAGACAATTTCAAGGTAGACGATCATGATGTATCCTGAGTTTACATGGTGGACAGGAGTAGTTGAGGACAGGCAAGATCCATTGCAGATGGGTCGTTGTCGAGTTCGTATTATAGGATACCATTCCCCTGATATGCAGAAGATGCCCACGTCAAGTTTACCATGGGCAGTAGCAATGAATCCTATACAGTCTGCTTCTCAGACAGGTGTAGGTTACACACCTACGGGACCAGTCGAGGGAACGCATGTCGTTGGATTCTTTAGAGATGGTGAGGACGGGCAGGAACCTGTGATCATGGGTACCCTTCCAGGCATACCTACAGCAGGAGGATTAAAGGAAGGTGGTCCATTCAAGGACAATCGATGGAGAAACGTCGAGTCAATGTACGAAGCGACGGGGAATCCAGACCAACCTTTCCAAAAGAACACGTCGACAGGGTCGCCAGACATTGAGGGTTCCGTTCCACGTCGGCCAGCAGCACAGGTCTTTATTGAGGAGGGTACGCCACTCGACGAAGATGGTTCTATGTACCAGTTAAGAAATGAGGTAAGAGTCTGGGAGTTTGATCCCCTGCCCTTTCCGAGTGGTCGTTTAATTGGAACTCCAACGATGCCCAGGGTTTCACTGGATTACAACAATCCGAAGGCAGGGCACACTTTTATACAGGATCCAAAGGAAGCAACGAGGGTCAAGGATATTTCAAATCTCGAGAAGTCTCAGTTCTATCTGAAGGAGACAACGAGAAAAGCGATTGGTGCCTTTCCTATTGCCAAGTCTATCCTTAAGGCAGCAGTAAATATTGATGCTTCTTTCCAAGAACCTACCTCATTTTTCAAGGCAAAGTACCCTTACAATCATGCTCAGGAGACTGAATCAGGTCACCTGATAGAGTACGACGATACGCCAAAATCTGAGAGAATGAATTGGTATCACAGAGGTGGTACGTTTACAGAGTTCGGACCAAACGGATACAGAATCAATCGAACCCATGGAGACCAGTACGATACGACTGTAGGAAATAACTACGAGGGTACGATGGGTCTCAAGGCAATGACTGCCAAGGGTATCCATATGATGGCAGAGACTACAGAAATCGTTCTCAAAGGAGGATCATCTGCGACCATCTCTATGGAGACTGGTGGTGGAGATATTATGATGAACGCAGGTGGGTTTATGAAGGTCGGTGCCAAACGAGGAATCTTGATAGACTCGGATGGTGGTGACGGGGGTATCGTTGGCGTAAGGACAAAGGAATTACAGTTTGATTCGGCAGGAAATACGGATTTCCAAATCGATAAAACGTTGAACATAAATACAAATAACATAGAAGTTGCCGCAGGAGCAGACATCTCCATGTCGTCCATGGGCAACACAAATATAGCACCGAAGTTTGGATTTGTAGTCAAGGGTGGGTACAGCAAGGAGTTCTACACGAACGAGTACGTAGGACAAGGACGAGTGCCCTTCACTGATTGGAATGGTAAAGAGATTGAGACGATGATGGGAAATATCGTACTCAAGGTGAATACAGCGAATCCGAAATTGGGTGGTATAGAATTGATGGTAAAAACTGCCCCGATCCCAGACATGATTGATATGCCAACCAACGTTACGGGTCTGACGTATCTGAAACTAAATCCTCTGGGAACACAGGCACTAATGATGGCATCGCCGACTCTGGTCGATACGACTACGACGATGTTTAACGTGACGGCAGGGGCATTAAATACCCAGACTGCTGGAGCACTGACATACATTAAGTCAGGTGCAGTAACGATCCTCGACGCACCCTTCCATTTTATCGGAGGGATTGGAATCGAACCTGCACTGCTCGGACTGA